AAGGAAACTTTTTAATACGAGCAAGGTCTTTTTTATCAACCTCTATGGTTGCTACTACTGGCATTATTTGGCTCCTTTAATTCTATATCTGTTTAATACAGCTTTGGTTTCTGGTATAAACTCATCAGTAATATATTTTGTATATATATTATTGGCTTGCACAGACCTACTCGACACACCCTTATCATTTCTAGTACGAAACAGACGTGCTACTTCCTTAATACAAGCAAGTTTTAAATCACCTGGTATTGTGGCAAAACCAGCGGTGTAAACAACCATTATGTTTTGAGTATAATTACTAAAATACCCTGATTTCAGGACTATACGATTCTTATCGACAACTCGATAAGTGGTTGGATCTACAGCATTAGTACCTGATACTGTATCCCAATTCCAATCTTCGTCATCATAAATACCTGATACAGTTGTAATGGGATAACGGTCTGGAAATAAAAGACCTTTACCTCCACCATCAAAATATTCAGTATAAACAGTTGGGGTGAAGTGCTCTAACCCACAAAATTGCTCCATAGCAGAGCTTACGTTGTTTATGGTGCTACTTAAAAAATCAACGTCAGCTACTTCTCCGTCTTCTGTCTTTATATCCATATAGAAGCTTACATCTTCCAGTGTGCACAATGCAGTCGCATCTATTTCCATCTTTTTTCTCCTTACATACTTTACATTCACAGTCTTGTTTGGTATGATAGTTAGTTAACATCTTATTTTCGGCCGATTTTAACATTTTATAGTTAAGAGGGAAGGATTACTCCTCCCCTCCTATCTCCTTAAATTATGATCCTATAACAGCCTCTACCAACGCTCCAGAAAGAGCTACAGCACCATCCCATCTGCTTGAGCAGACAAACTGGGTTTGATTCTCTTTCATAAGAATGTATGGGTTGACAGACATCGTCATTCCACGTCTCTTACCTATTGCATAACCCTTGTAAAGGTTTCCAAAGATGAATACTTGCTGACCAGAGGTCGGCGCAGCAGTCATTTTAGGTACCTGAACTGCAGGAAAGCCATATACTTGACCAGGATTTCCAGCTGTTGGGAATTGATAGATCAATCTATTAGAAGCATCAATCATAGTCCTTACATAGTGTGCTACAGACTTGTTAAAATAGAATTTCGCACCAATGGCACGCACTTCTTCTAACTGGGCAATAGCATTTGAAAAATTAGTAAATGTAAGAGCAGAAAGACTTGCTATACCAGATATAGTCGTACCGCATCCACCATGAAGATCGGATGTAAAAGTGGTACCATTAAATACCTGATTGTCTATTTCCTGACCTTGTGCTTCCGCAAAGACTTCTGTCAGATAACCAGTAATGTCGATGGCTGAATCTTCCAGCAACTCGTTAGATGCTACTGAATACGCACCAAGACGTTTTGTTGAAAGGACGATCTCACTAAAGGTAGGCTCTGATTGATTGTTAGGATCGGCTTCCGCTGATGCCCAATCTACCGTTACTGCAGCGCCTTCGGCTGGAATACGTAATGTATCACCAGTCATATTCCAAATCCTGCAGTCTTGAAGAGCTACAGAGCTCAATCTTGCTAATGCCTGAAGATCCATGTCATATTGCTCTGGTACTAAATATCCACCACCGCCTGCCGAAGCTTCGGTCATGGCTGTTTTCTTAATCATGTCGATCAAGAATTTAGCATGTATTTCTTTTCTCTCGGCGGGAATATCATATTTCTGCATTTGATTGCGAAGATCATATCCTTTATATATAAAGGTTTCTGTCCCGCCACCAGGCACTACCAAACTAACTGGTTTGCCAGCAGATTTCTTCATTTCCTCTACCATAGCAGTAAGGGCGGTATTCTGCTCCTTAATTTTAGCTATTTCTTCCATAGCCTTTTCTGCTCCTTCTTTAACTTCCGCCTTTTGTGACGCAGTCATTGAAGATACTACTATATCAGCTAATTCTTGCTGAAATTTCTTAAACTTGTTAGGCTCCATTTTATTCATTCTCCTTATCGTTAAATTCTAAATAGTCCATTATTTCTTGCATTTCCTCTTCTGTATAATCTTCAGTTTGATTTGCGTTTGCCTGTGCGGCCGCAGTATCCTTACGGATTTTAGAAAGGATTTTGTCTATATAAGACTTGTTTGTTTTACTCGTATCTTCTACTTTAATTATTTCATTGTAAACGTCTACAAACTGTTCAGCTATTTTTTCAGAATATTCAGTGATTTCATTCCTTAATTTGTTAAACTCTAAACTTACTTCATTTTTTGAATTAAATTCATTGGATTTCTTACAATAAATATCAAATTCTTTTCTTTCTAGCTCGTCAATAATTCCATCATCCATGGCTTTTCTTAAAGCAGCCTGATTGGCTCCGACGTTAACAACGGACACCTCCAAAAGCTCTGTTTTGTTGTATATCCTTGCATTCTGCTTTTCATCATACTCGACTGCCGAGTAATCTGGAAGAAAACCCATAGATAAGGCATTGATATAACCGCCTTTTGTGAGTTTGTAAATAGTGTCGGCGAAAGAGTATTCTTCAGGCAAAGCATATTCAATTCTAATATGTAACTCATCACCAGATTTGTTTATCTTTGTAGCCTTACCAATAGGTGGGTCATTGTGGTTATGACTCCATAGAATAACTGGTGAGGCTTTAAAATTCTTTAAATCTATACCTTTTATAGAAATAATCTCACCTTGCCTATCTCTAACCTCTTTTGTGGCAACGAAATCTATCTCTCTATTATCTTCTTTATCACTCACAGCCTTTATTTTAAAACTATTAGTTGTGAATACTTGTTTTTTCATACAGCCTCCTTCGCATTCTCATATATTTCTTTGATTCGGTCAGCTAGTTGATTAATGTCTTCCTTATTTAAAACAGCCTCATCTATTTCTGACAGTATCTGTTTAAATATCACCATATTAATGTCTGTATTAGCACCTGTTTTGTTATTTTCCTTAACAAATAGGTCGGTTAACTTGGTTTTCATTGTAGTAGCATCGACTTTCTCATTACTTACTATATTTTTTATTACATTATTTCTTTGCTTAAACAAATATGTGGATAACTTCTTTTTACCAGGCTCTGGGATGTTTTTTTCTGGTTTAACGGGCTCTGTCGTATCATCTAACGGTTTAAGTTTTGAAGATATGTATCTTTCATCACCATCTTCTGATGGCTCCATGCCCAAAGTAAGCCTCTGATTAACCTCATTTCTGGAATATCCTAATTCCATAAACTTTACAGCAGCATCCAAACTACTGTTAATGTTATTTTTTAATTCTTCAACAGATGAATAATCAAAATGGCACGACATGCCAGGATAATATATATCAAATAATTCTGAATTAAGTTTTTCTTCTATCCTGACACAGTCAGGTTTTAACGTAACACTCCACAAACTTCTTAAAGCAACGTCTGCTGTAGCTCGATCTATCTTATCCGTGACACCTATAACACTCTTATGTACGCCTAGGGCTATTAAAACACGGTCTCTTATGGCGTCTCTACCGCCTATATATTCCATGTCTCGCATGGTTTGACCGTATTCCTGATATTTCATCCCAGGCGAAAGAATTCCTACCTTGTAGGCTGCCGTAGATCCCTGATGCTCTTTCTTAAATTCAGCCAAGACACGTCTCATCTCTTCCATAGTAGCTGACATTTCTTTATCGAGCTCTATCATACCATTAACTCGCGTGCCATTCCGAAAGAAACTTTTGTTATATGTCTGTGCTTCCTTATCCGCCTGTAAGTCTACCAATACGGTATCCAGAAGAGACAAACCTCTAACACCACCATATGGGTTATATGTTTTAAAGTGTATTACCTGATCCAGCTTCATTGGAATTTTCTTATTGTATATCCATCCTGTTACAGGTGAATACTGATCCTTCTGCACGTGCTTCATATAATGAGGATGTGGGCAATATATTTCCCTTATGATACCATATTCATTTAAATTTAGAAACCAAAACGCCTCACCATACAGTTTGAAGTTTATCATGGTCTGCTCTAATAATTCATACCTGGATGTATATTCGTTAGGTTTTCTTAAAACACTGTATAATTCAAAACTATGAGGTATTTTTTCAGCACCATTGAAAATCATGAGTGGCACCTGGGCAATATTACTGGCTATTAGATCTATAGCACGTCTTACTGTACTATTATCATAAGGGCTTCTTAAAGCACC